GCTAGATGTTACACAGTTGATTACTTAGGCAGTAAAGATGCGAATGATTTACTGGTAAAAACAAACTCAGAAACTGTAAGAAAGCAGATACTAAATGCACAGCCAGTTCCTTTACATGGTCTAAACAACATTCAACATTATGCTGATGAGTTTCAATCACTTTATGAGCAAGGACAACCAAGAGGAGTATCGACAGGATTTGACTCAGTTGACGAACTATTTACTCTACAGACTGGTTACTTAAATATTGTTACTGGATATCCTGGGGACGGAAAGTCAGCTTTCATTGACCAAATAGTCGTTAATGTAGCTAAGAATTATGGTTGGAAAACTTGCTTCTGTTCTTTTGAAAAACCACCAACGCTTCATTCAGTTCAGTTAGCACAGGTCTTGGTTGGCAAGCCATTCTTTGAAGGACAAAATGTTAGAATGACTCAAGAAGAAAAAGACTTTTCTGAATCATGGATTAACGAACATATCTTGTTTCAAGATTATCAAGACGGAGGTATGCCAACGATTGAAAGCATACTTGAAAAAGGAGCAAGTGCAGTCATGAGATATGGGATAAGAATTCTTGTCATAGACCCATTTAACTTTATACAAACAGAACATAAAGGATTAGAAACAGATATGGTTTCAGACATGCTAACTAAAGTGCAGTTATTTTGTAAACAGCATGATGTTTGTTGCTTCTTTGTTGCTCATCCAACTAAGCCTGCGGAACGAGGAAAAAAACAAATAGTTACAGGGGTTGATGTCGCTAAGTCAATGGCATGGTTCTCTAAAGCGGACATGGGGTTGACAGTTTTCCGTGGGGAAAGTAGTGTAAGTATTAATGTTTGGAAAGCTAGGTGGGGTTGGTCAGCTAAATGTGGTACGACAGACCTTACTTTTAATCCTTTAAGTGGGAGGTATAGTGAAGCAGAAGAAATCGAAGATGACTACGACTGGACATTCTGAGGAAAAAGTTCATGTTAATGATATAGGAAGTCCTTATCTGCATAAACATCATAAGGTTGCGATTAAAGTATTTACTAAATCTAATGTTGGTCGAGCTATAGTTCTTGACCAACATATTATAGATGTGCTTTTTTTAGAAGATAGCATTGATGCAAGACAGCATAACGTATGCAATAAATACTTAGGGATGATATCTAAATCAGGTTGCCATGTCAGTCCTCCAGACCTCACGCAAATACTATCTACCAGTAAATATTATTTAGCTCCTCTGCCACGGAGTTGTATTTTGATTGGTGTTCAAAGAACAATTACTAACATAGTAGGTGGTCAAAAAGAAAAAGTTTTTTGGCGATTAATGACTACTAATCCTAAGAAGATAGGTGAGTCAGATATTAATGTTGTTAAAGAATGTTCAGATGCCTTGCTTAATTACTGGTATATCAGTCAGGAAAGTCCTGCTTCTTTGTTTCAACAAGCCCTGATAAACCAGTCTTAGGAACAAAAAATTCAGGCGTAGCTTCTGCTAATTTTTGTTTAGGCTCTACAACAACATTTCTATTGTCAGCCTCATTGTGAATCATGTGGATTATTTGTTTATTTAAAGACCTACTCTCTTTCTTTGCTAAAGCATGAGCAAGTTCGTAAGTTTCCTCAGAACATCTAATGAATAGACTTTTTGTCGTTGTTGTCATAGTATATTTCCTCTATTTCTTCATAAATTATTTCAGGCGAATCTTCAACCTGTGCAATGGCTACACTCTCTCTACCCACTTGGTAAAACTTATCTTGCTTTATCTGATTGATAGCACTATCAAGCATGTATTCGTTTGCCCTTATCAAAGGGTCATCTAATAAAGATATAGCGAATGACAAAGCATCAAGCTCTGTATCAAAAACCCACACTAAATGAACCCACTTAGCACTACTCTTAGTTGAGTTTGGATTGCTTGGGTCAGGTATATCTAATTGATAAGTGTGTCTAACTACTGCATACATTCTCGTATTATAGGCATAATGCTATCAAAAAGAAAGCCAATGTTCCATGTAGAACATAGTATAAACCCTTCCCGCCATTCAACGTTTTCGCTACGGGGAAATAATATTTACTAGTCATATATATTTACTGGGCTGTAGCGTGGGTATCTCGTAAACAACGGCTTGTCTTCCAGGGAGGGTGTTTTAGAAATATTATTTACTAGTACAGGAAAACCTGTGGATAAGAAACTTTGAATCAAGAGTTTATGAAGAATAACATCACATGTAATAGACTATCTGTCAAGACTATCTATCATGCCGACTCTCAATCATAGACCAAAAAAAAAGGTAGCCAGTCCGAAAACTAACTACCTTTTAAACATCTAACTAACTTAGATATGGAGGTTATCTATAACAAAGAAATCGAGAGGATGACTTGTTAAGAACATTAATAATAGACTATCTGATTGCACTATGCAACAGAAAACACAAGATATAGTGTATTTTTTTTCGTCAACCACTAGATGTTGTGGTTTTTTGTAATTTTACAGCCCAGTCAATAATATTTTTTTTACAGCACGTTCACAGCACGGAAATCCCCCCCCTCGCAAACCCTTGAAATATATATGACTAGTAAATATTATTTATTAACCAGTCGCTAAGAATTTCTTATCACCTTTTTTCAGACCAAAAAAAAAGGCGAACACCACCTAAGTAGCATCCGCCTTAATTTGTTTTAGCTATATCTTTACTGGTCTCCCATTAGGATATTTGATTGCTTGCGATAATCTATACCAATCACTAGGACTAAGCATTTCCTTTAACTCAAATACATTTGTACTCTCATCAACATCATACTTAACTTTGATTTCGGAAAAGATTTCTTGCCAATACCATTTCATGATAGTTCCTCCTCATCAATAAAGAATTTGACATGAACAAATCCTCCACTCATAGATGATATTGAATATCTATAATCGCAAGTTTCTAACCAAGCGATAAAAGATTTTAAATGCTTCGTCTGAATACTGGCACTCATGATTCGACCTCCACAAACATTAGAACAGACAAGCACATCGCAGTACCAAATCCGCTAAATAACATAATCAGATAATCAAACCTTGATATCCATTCTTGATGTAGCAATCCCTCTCCCCAAGTCAGACCTAGGAAAAGGAATCCAATCACACCCATTGAAGCTATCATGATAATAAATTTACTCATGATTTAACCCCCTCTATCTTATCTATTTGTTTCCAAACATTATTTATTAGTTCGAGCAATCCCTCATCATGAGATTTACCCTCATCAAATAAATGGTCAGGTAGTGAGTTATCTAATTCACTAAAAGCTTTCCTTAAATCCATTTTATTATCGAAATAAAAATGCACTCTCTCTTTGTTACCATTATCTTTATTAGTTTCGACATATCTTTTAATCAAAATATCTATTTCTTTTTTAATGATTGATAACATAAAAGGCAGTTTATCACTTGGGTCTTGCGGAAAGAAAACATGGTTTCCTTCTTCCGCTCTTAACTTGCAGAGAGAATCATAAACTTCGCATAAAGCTTCCATTTGATTTTCGTTAATATTGTCATCCCATTTTTTTATAGTTAATTTATCCATAAAAATGTCCCTCCAAAGGACAGTTAGTTAATTTCTGTTTCGATTCTTTTGA